TTTTCTGTGGGTTCGCATTTCTTAGTAGTAGTAGTAGTAGTTATTATATGTGTATCGGTATCATATACATTAATAGGTATATCGGTATCATATACATTATTTATAATTTCCGTATCTATTTTTGGTTCGGTATTTTTAGGTGAAATTTCTAATTGTTCATTCTCCGGGTATACATAGGTATATAATAAGTTACTCGCATAAGCAAACGACGCACTACCAGCAATATACGGAATATAAAAAGCCATATGATATATTATAATAATTTATTTAATAGAATTTTTCTTAAATATAAAATATAAAATTGATAATGATTAATCATTAATCATTAATCATTAATCATTAATCATACATTAGTAACCATAAACCATGTCAGACTATAGTTTTATGCGCTCGGGAAGCTCTAATATACCCATCCAGAACCCTGATATTATGTCTCCAGCCGATCTTATGGCCTTGTTGGCTCTATTTTCAAGTCGTTCAATGGAAAATGCCGCAAAATATGTTGACTATTGTGATAGAAATGGTGTAACAACAACTGATGTTATATATGGATTGCGCTATGAAGTATTTGAGTTTATGAATAATCCTAATATTATTAATGAAGCTAATGAAATGAAAGAGGAAATGGAGTCTGTGGAGGATGAGGAGGATGATGATGATAGTGATTGGGAGGATATTATTGTTGAAGATGATGAAATTGAGGCTTTTCATCGCATAGATAATACTAAAATTGATGAACATAATCGACAATTTATAACAAAAATGCATAAATATTACGATGAATGGGATAGTTGGGTTCCCGATTCTCCATTAAATATTATATTTAAAAATTCGATTGATAAAGCTGGTGCTATATAATGCGATATAACCAAAAATTATTTATTTATTTATTTATTTATTTATTTTTAATAAAGGTAATCCTGAATAATAAAAAATTTGATTTTTTTATTTAAAGATGAATCACTATAATATACATTATAATACCTTCACCTATACACCATGAATACCTTTGCTAAAACCTTGTCAACCGCATCTAATATAGTTCAGGGTGAGAATGGGGCCAATAAATTGGCTTCTTCGGGTTCACCACGTATTGATGCGTTTACTTTATTGCTTCAAGATGCCACAGATATTAATGTTCGGACATCGATTGATGCTATATTACATGAATCTATCGCTAATGGTGTCATACATGAAAACCAAGTTATTCACGACTTATTCATATTAGCATTCCATAAACGTGCCACCAGTAAGAAAAATTCAGAAGGGGTATTAATTTCGGATGGTGAAGGTTTTAAGAATCTATTTTACTTATATATTTTAGAATTATATGATGAATTCCCAGCGACTATTATCAGCCTGGCTAAATCTGGAATATTTGCGTTATATGGATATTGGAAGGATTATCTAAATATTTGGGAGAAAATTAATGAGCTGGTAATTAGCAATGAAGCTAAATTTATTAAATATAATCCATTGATAGAAGCATTTCGGTATGCGATTCTTAACCAGAGAACAAAAGACTTAATCTCTGCTAAAAAGTTTATTGCTGAACATAAAGATTATAAAAATGAGCTTTATTCTAAAGATATTGCTAAATTAGGTATTTCGTATGTGGGGAAATTTTGTGTGCGTGAATCATCGTCTATGAATCGGACTTGTTCGTGGTTTATTCGTCAATCAGATGATTCCCTAACAATAGAATCTCACATTTCGTATATGTTAAGATTTATGATATTTCAGACTGTGAATGGTAATAAGGTCCCATTTTCAAAATCCCAATCGGTGCCATTTGGCGCTAAAAAGATTTGGAGAAAGGATAATGTTATACTAAATAACATGTTAGATGTTCCAGAAGTAAAATTTTGTTCCGGTAATTGGAGTGAAATAAATATTGGTCATATTCCATCGGTATGTCTTCATCGCAATACCAAAGCATTACTAAATGAACAACTGAAAATCCCAACCGAAGAAGAAACTGGTAATCGATTTCCCGATAATACTGATAGGGTTGCGTGCCGAACCAATTTTATTGACCATATTACAAATGGGGATAGTATAAATGCGTCGGCATTACTACCACATCAAATCGCCCATATATTTTCGTCCGGACCTTCATCTATTAATAAATTAATAACGGAAGCAAAATGGAAATCATTAATGGATGATGTGCGAGAAAAAATGGATATGGTTTCCAAGAAACTTGGTGCTAATGGAACAGCTACTGGACATATGATTTGTTGTTGCGACACATCCGGGTCGATGGACTTAGGGGTAAAATCCGCACCAAATCGACCAATCGATATAGCAGTAGCTCTTACGGCATTTTGTTCACAATTGGCGGCAGAACCATACCGTGATCTAATTATCACATTCGATGCCCAACCATCGATAGTAAATTTAAAGGATTCGGGAAATTATAGTTTACCACTTCAAGAAAGACTCGAATGTATTCGACGGTCTGGACAGGCATATAATACCAATTATATTGGTCTACATCAAACATTGATTAAATTATGTAAAGATAACGCGGTTCCTACAAATGAATTGCCAGTTTTGGTAATATTTACTGATGGCGAATTTGACCAAATGGTTGAAATGGAACCAGGCAAATCATTTGCGACAACGCATGATAATGTTGAACGGATGTGGGTAAATGCAGGCTATTCTGGTGTTCCGACTATATGTTATTGGAATCTCACTGATAATGGTAACGGTGTTCAAACAGAGGCAGATCGTAAAGGAGTATTCTTCCTACAAGGTCCATCACCATCTAATATCAAATACATTATTCATGGTGAAACGGCTGAAGATATTCAGACAGAAATCGTTGTCGATGGAAAAATAAGTTCAATTACAACCAAAAATGTTGATCCTATGATGATTTTCCGAAAGGTGATGGACCAAGACTATTTCTCCCCCATTCGCCACATTCTCTCTAAATCAAATGAACTTAGATATGAAATGGCCTCTTAAATGTAATGTAAAAATGTAAAAATGTAAAAATATATTAAAGAATAAAATGTATATAAATTATAATCTAATATAATCTAATCTAATCTAATCTATTCCATCATGTCCGACGTAATTATACTTTATGTGTATATTTTTGTTTTAATGATGACGGGATTTGGAATCTTATGGACGCATATTCATTTTTTAGAAGAAGATATTAAAATATTAAATAAAGATATTCTACTCCTTACAGAGAGTATTTATATTAAAGATGAGGATGCTGATGCGGATGCTGATGCGGATGCTGATGCTGATGCTGATGCGGATGCTGATGCTGATGCGGATGCTGATGCTGATGCTGATGCGGCTACTAATTATACATGGGGGTTAAATTATTTCTTAAATATGGATGCGGGTTCCTCTAAGGACGTATCATTGGTTGAGAATGATAAAGATAAATAGATTAATTATTCCAACTAATGGGTAAATTATAGCTACATGCGTTATAGTTCATTGATTTATATAATATAAATAATAGTAATATTAGTCTTATAAAGTTTATAGCCATATTTTTGTCGGTTAGGCTATTATATTTATATAGGATGGCGCTATATGCTATTAATATAAATAGCGCTATTAATATAAATTTTATACGACGATTTTTTGTTTTTATATCCTTGGGTGGAAGATTGAATGTTCCATCTTTATTAATTATTTTAGATTCGGTATTATGGTGAAGAATGAACGAGACTAATAGTAAGACGAATACCCATAATTGTGTGGATGTATTTTCGTAGTGTCGGAATTCATATATATCTAATAAAAATAATACTAAAAATATCCCGATATATACATATTTATAGGGTATTAGATTTAATAATTTATTATTACTATATTTTTCAGGCGATTGGTTTAATATTCCTATATTAAAAAATAATAATAATAACGAGCATGCCCATAATATGTATTGTTTATATTGAATAAGCATCAATGAAATATAACTATTATTATCCATTATATTATAATACAATATAATACAATATATTATTAAAATTATTTTCTTAGTGTATATTATATATTATAAAAATGGGTTTAAATTCAATGATGAATCATGTCGTTCAAGCGAATAACACTGTGGGCCAGGAATCTCGCACACATAAAACGGATGCGTTAGTATTATTTTTAGTATTAATGCTCCAATTACTTCTAAATGCATTGGTCGGCCAATGGATATGGAATAACAGTTTAGTTAAATTAGTTCCATCTATTTCTAAAGCCAGATGGTATGACACTTTACTACTATCTATACTATTTTTATTAATATTACCGAATTAGATTTCATACAATATATAATCGATTGCTATTTTTATTTATAGATATTTACAGACTATATTATTATTATTATTATTATTATGACTAATTTACAATTATATTTATATTCAGGGTGTATATTCTTTATATTAGGATTAACGATGATTATAACATATTTTACTACAGATGGATTCCCATCACAAACATTGACTGTTAGTATTATATTATTAATCGTAGGTTTATTATTATTTATATTATTTTATATTAGCGCCAATATAGTATTGAGAGTCGAAGACCAAAATAGACCGATATTGGAATAACGTATTTTCCATTATAATCACAATCGCAGTGAGTTATATACTTTTATGACAACCGCTGTTGAGATAATGAATAGTGTTAATGGTACTACATATCGGATATATAGTTTAGAATATTGTAAGTCAGGGTTCATTAATGTATATATACTGGACGATACCAGATAGATACCCATTATTCGATGAATATAGGCGGGTAGTCCAACGGTATCAAATAATCCGTCTGCTATAATCCAATCGGGACTAACCCTTTTTAAGTATATAGGTAAACTAAAAAAATGAAATAATCCATCAAATAATACTAATACGGTTGCTATTTTTTGTAAATTGTTCATAACTATACAAGTATGATATCTTTTATTTAAAAAATTGATAATATATATTGATAATATATAATTGATAATATATTTTATTTCAAACAAATTTTCCAAAAAAAACCGTATTATGCTATACAAGCGTGTATAATTGGTGGGTTTATTCTAAAATTGAACCATGATCAACCTAAAATCACTCTCGAAGATTCCATTGAAACCAAATAGTCTATATGTAATTGATATCGATGAAACCCTGATTTATTATAAACATCTTCCTAAAACGTGGTGGGATAAAATAAAAGAATTATATCTTCCAGTGTATGATGGGGACATAGTAAAAACAAATAAAAAGGCCTTAAATGTATGGGAACGTATTGTTAAAAATAGTAAACCACATCCAGTAGAAAGTGATATATTTGAAAAAATAATTAAATACTGTCTACAGCATAATTCAACTATACTTTTATTAACGGCGCGTTCGGATTATATGGACACCTATACCCGAGATCATCTTAGTATTGTTTATCCCTATTATAATCCGGAAATTATATATTGTAATAATGAAAATAAAGGTATACACTTAGAAGTATATCTACAAACAACTGACCGTGTATATGAAACAATACATTTCGTAGATGATAAATTACAAAATGTTATAGATGTATGTGCTTATCTACCCAATGTAAATGGTTATAATCTATCAATTTAATAATTTTTTACTTTGCATAAACATGATAGCTGTTAATAATGTCGAACCTATAGCATAATATAAATAATACATTGGATTACCCTGATTTAATTTAATAGAACGGCTAATATAATATTTTATCGCTTCATGCCAAGACAATGCGCTCGCTACACCAAATGCTGTAACGACCCCAAGTAATATAATTTTAACTTTCGTTTCTTCGCGGGGTTTATCGTCTTTATTTTCTTTTATTTGTTTTAATAATGATGCCAATGCTTGGCCATTGCCATTACCATTGCCATTACCATTGCCATTGCCATTGCCATTGCCGTTATTATTTCTAACATCCATAGGATTATTGATTGGGTTTCCTACTTGGTTTGATGGTGGTGGTAAATTGCTTAAATCTAAATTATTACCGCCCATATTATTTAAATTCATATTATTATTATTATTATTATTATTGCCCATAGCACTTACATTCATACTATTATGATTATTATTATTATTGTTACCACCCATACCTCCACCTAAAATACTTCCCATAGAGAGATTATCATTGAAGTTACTACCCATATTGCTATTGCTATTACCGTTACAACCGCAATTATCCATTATATTATAATATAATATAATATAATAATAATAATATAGCCCATAATAATAAATACTATTAATTTATGGAATATTATGGAATGTAGCATTTGTTTAGACGATTATAATAATAAAAATACGAAAAAGGTATTAACTTGCAAACATCAATTTCATTCTAAATGTATAAACAAGTGGTTTATAAACCTGCGAAGGTGTCCATTGTGTCTAAATTTCGACAAAAAAAAATATACGGTTATACATTCTAATAGTCCGAATTATATATTTATACATAAAAAGATGTTTTTTCACCCAAAACATCTTGTTTTTGGAAGAAAACTAATTCAATATTATAATATAATTCAAATGAGAATATCGCATAATTCGATGTATTTTGAAACGCGTGACAATAAACAATATGTAATTTCGTCATCTAATAAAAGAAACATCCGTGAAATTTATGCCCAATTAAAAGCTAATATAGAAACGAAACTACGAAAACGAAAATCGTCAACCAGTATTGTATGATTTTATTTTATTTTATCATGTCAATTGCCTCAACTAAAGCTATTTTTAATTTATCGTTTGTATTAATTTTTCTAAAAAATGCTCGGTCTGGTAAATAGTCATAAAATCTATTACTGCGGTCGCGAATACATAATTTATTAGTGTGGATATTAAACTTAAAAAATGTTCCTAAATATCTGGCCTTAATATCAAAGAACTGGTCGCCTGTTACCATAATAATATAATCCCGTTTGTTAATAAAATCAATCGATTCAACATATTCATAGCCTTCTAATAGGTCTTCCGCATTTTCCCGATTAACCTCATTATTTTTATACATATAATAGGGACCATATAGTTTATCTAATATACGCGTAGTTTCATTTTTTATATCCTTCATGGTCCGAATATCTTTTTCTTGTATTTTATTTAATATTTTATTAATTTTTTTTTCATAGTCGGTGTCACAATCAATGAGTTCCATGTAATATAATAATTAATATTAATTATAATTATAATTAATATTAATATTATAATTAATTAATATTAATATATAATATTATAATTAATATATCCTACCACTTAAATATAATAATCAATAATATATTCAATAATATCAATCTCAATCGTAATATGGAAAATTATATACAAATATCTCAGCCGCATCCAAAAGAAAATGGTTTATCAGCTTCAGCTTCAGCTTCAATAGCAACCAATGTAGAATCGGCTAAGTTCGATATAAACGATTTAATAATTAAAATGCTGAACATCTTACAAGTAAATATAACCAATATAGATGATATATCTAAAATTACAATTGACTTCGAAACATTTAAGGATAATGGTTATATTGACCAATTATATGAATTAATTCCTATATTTAAAAAAAAATATAAATCCAATATGTTGACATGTTTACATAAAAATAGTATTTCAAAACAGACATTTCCAGCCATTAATTTTGTCCGTCAAATATTAAAATGTAATAACTTAAAATTAAAAGGCTACTATTTACCATTAGGTAATGAGGCATTTTCAAGTAAAAAAATATTAAAACGTGTATATAAAATAATACCACTTCAATCAGTGTCATCAGCGTCACCGTCAGCGTCACCAGATACAGAGGGATCAATTGTTACTAATCCAGCTTGATACAATTGCCATAAATTTTCTTTACGACGATTTTCTTGATAGACTGTTTCATAATCACGTAATAATACAGTATACTTACTAATATCTATCGACCATATTCGTTGATGATACTTATTTTTTAATATATATATAGTGGGACTTATTATTTGTATAATAGTTCCATTATAATATTCATTTTTATCTTTGGTTTTATATAACATTTCCCAATAGAGTTTAATACGTTTATAATGTGTTGGGTGTATCTCGATATATTCCTTCAATTTTGTAGCATACATTCGTTGTGGTTGTGGAATACCTTGTTCATATCCAGGATATTCTATATCATCGACTATAAGAACTTCCGTCATTCTATTATATTCTATTATATTATATTCATTTAGACGGTAATAATGGCGACATTTTTGTTATATAATAATATAATATATATATAAAGAATTATGGACATGTACGAGAATGAACCTGAAATGGCGGACACTCAATTTTTAAAAAACGAGTTTTCAGCTAATGTCCGCGAATATATAATGTTAGAAGAACAAGTATCACGTCTAAATAAAGCGGTAAGAGAACGTCGGGCTAAATTAAAAGAAATATCAACTTCTATTATGAAAACCATGGAAAATAATGATATAAACCATATAAATATAAAAAATGGTATCTTGGTCCATAATTCCAAAGAAACCTTTAAAGGTCTTAATAAAAAATCGCTCCATAACGGCCTTACTATATATTTCGATGATAATCAAGAAAAAGCGGGTGATGTGACCGAAATAGTAATGAACAGTCGCGATAAGATTGTTAAAAATACATTGAAATTTAAAAAATTTAATTTTTAGACAGATTTTGCAAACTCGATTATATTATTATATTTATATTTATTTTTGTTATTCAGAAGCTCTTATAAATATCCTCCAAAGGAGTCCCTACGAAAGCCCCTTCACCGATACTGGTAACACTTTTAGGTATATTTATAGTTTCTAATAAACTACAATTCGCGAAAGCTCTACGGGAGATAGTGGTAACACTATCAGGTATAGTTATAGTTTGTAATGCTTTACACCCTTCGAAAGCACCTTCACCGATAGAGGTAACACTATTAGGTATAATTATAGTTTCTAATGATTTACACCCTTCGAAAGCTTTTTCACCTATATTTTTTAATTCACTATAAGGTTCAAATTTGATTGTTGTTAATTTTAAACAGTCTAAGAAAGCACCATCTACGATACTGGTAACACTTTTAGGTATAGTTATATTTGTTAATGCGTTACAATGCGTGAAAGCTCTATTGGGTATAGTGGTTAATTGACTATCAGATTCAAATTCGATTGTTGTTAAATTTGAACAACTCATGAAAGCGTAGTCACCGATTATGGTAACACTTTTAGGTATAATTATATTTGTTAATGCGTTACAATACGCGAAAGCCCATTTACCTATCTTTTTTAATTCACTATAAGGTTCAAATTCGATTTCAGTTAATTTTAAACATCTATAGAAAGCACGTTCTCCGATACTGATAACCTTTTTAGGTATAATTATAGGTTGTTCTAAGTTTAATATAAAATCTTCGAAAGCATTTGCTGGAATTTCAGTAATATTAGAATCGGGATTAAACGTTATACTTGAACACTCACTTAAGCTCTTATTAAAATCGTCGTGTTCTTTTATAACACAAGACCGAGTATTTACTCCCCCTTTTTGCGAACGTTTTTTTTTTCGCCGATTGTTTAGTGAACGCGGTTTTTTAAGTGAACGCTGTTTTTTAAGTGAACGCGGTTTTTTAAGTGAACGCGGTTTTTTAAGTGAAAGCTGTTTTTTAAGTGAACGCGGATTGTGGACTTTTTTTGAATATTTTGGCATATATAATATTAATATATTATTAATTACAGATATTTTCCGTTGAACAGATGAAATCTATTATGGATTCTATTTTATTTTTAAAAATACGGACTTCAGTTGTGTTAACATCCAATATATCTAATCCCCTAGCTACATTTGTTAATTTTATAATATATGCCATACATATAGATTGTAATATGATAGTTATAACTATAAATACATACATATAGATAAATGATGGCGGTTTCACTAATACTGTTTCGGGTCGAATAAGACTAATAGCTTCCAACATAACCCGATTAATTATATCTAAATATACCGAGTATCCTTTAAGTAAATATGGTAGTGATATTCACATGGAAAAAAAAATAATAATATGAATATGGATATGAATATGGATATGAATATGGATATGAATATGGATATGAATATGGAATGAATTAGAATTGTGATGTAATAATATCAATAATATCGGCACGACTTGACCGTGATGGGATAGTCATTACTTTCGCATAACGGTCGATTTCATTCCTGACAATACCCGTAACCTTTTCTCTAATCCAACATGTTGGATCTTGGTTTTTAATTGCCGAAAGCCAATGGAAGAACATCAATTCGCCCGAACTTTTATCAAATTTATAGGAAATCATATAATGATTGCCATCAGGGGTTCTAACTTCATCGATAATTAACGACCTATTTACCGCCTTTGATTCAACCAATGGTCGCGTTTCATCATAATAGGTCGTTTCTTCAATTGCTTCAATTACGACCTGGCTCTCGTTCTTCTTAGAAGACTTAGACTTAGACTTAGGAGATTTAGACTTAGATTGAGACTTAGGAGATTGAGGCTTAGGAGATTCCAATTTTTTAGCCACGATGATATCCATTGTAATATTGTGCGGTTTGAGGTCACGCCCACTAACCATGGTTCCAATCTTATATCTAATTTCATCTACATAACAATATCTACCAACATTAATATTATATGTATCTTCGGGATTTTGGAACATCTCAGCTACTTCACGCTCGATACTATTCAACGCACCGTCAGTGAGATCATAGTCGGGACTTGGTTTAGTAATAACACTTTGAGCAAATACTAAATCACCTTCTTTAGAATTATAGGTATAAGTCACACAAATATCCTTAGTATCAAATACATACCAAATATTAGATTCATGAATGGTGGTAATAGGTCCAATGAGAGGTTCGGAAGATGTTGTTCCACCACCATGTGAATTGATACTCGCGCGAACATATTTCATAATATTTTTACATGTTAACATATCACCAATATAGAATGGTTTAAATCTATCATTGGACGATTGAATTTCAAAATTAGAATAATTAATCTTTTCAATACTTTTACGTTTTTTAGGAGAAATTTTACTGGTAGGTGTATCTTTATTAATAATATTCATAGTCAAATATATAAGTCCCGAATCACTTTTATATTTAAATGAAACACAGGTTTCATTACAATCATTTTTAAACCATAGCGATGTTAC